CGCCCGAAGCGAGGTGCGGGAGGTTTGCGCCACCGCGCTGGCCGTCCTGTCGCAGTCACTGCGCTCGGTGCCTGACAACTTGGAGCGCCGCCTGGGCACCAACCCCGAGCTCGCGGCCGAGGTGGGCAGCCTGATCGACGCCGCGCTGGACGAAGTCGCCGACTCGTTCGAGCGGCTGGCCGACGCGCCCGATTCCTTCGGTGATGACGTGGCGCCCCGGGGTGGTTTGGAGGTCGCCGATGGCAACGAAGACTTGCTTTGACCCGGCGCTGCACCGCGCGAAAGCATCGTTCGATGTCATGGGCGGCGCGGCCGCGCTGCGACCCCCGCGCCGGGTGAGCGTGGCGCAAGGCGCGGCCGACGCATTGGTGATCAAGCAGCCAGGCGGCTACACCGGCAACTGGTCGGCAGACGAGACGCCATACATGGTGGAGCCAATGAACCTGTTGGCGAGCAGGGCGCACGAAGCGGTGTGCTTTGTCGGCCCGGCCAGGACGGGCAAGACCATGGGCCTCTTGGAAGGCTGGATGGCACACGCCGTGACCAACGACCCGGGCGACATGCTCATCGTCCAGATGACCCAGGACAAGGCGCGCGAATACAGCAAGACGCGTATCGACCGGGCCATCCGGCACAGCCCGAAGATCCAAGAGTTCAAGAGCGCCTCGAGCCAGCACGACAACACGCATGACAAGATGTTCAAGCACGGCATGTGGCTGCGCATCGCGTGGCCCACGGTGTCGAACCTTTCTTCATCAGACTACCGTTACGTGGGGCTTACAGACTACGACCGCATGCCCGACGACATCGACGGCGAGGGCGCGGGGTTCTCGCTCGGCCTGAAGCGGACCACCACGTTCTTGAGTCGGGGCATGTGCATGGTTGAGTCCAGCCCAGGCCGCGACGTGGTCGACCCGCGCTGGGTGCCGGTGACCGCGCACGAAGCGCCCCCCACCGGCGGGGTGCTCGGCATCTACAACCGATCCGACCGGCGCCGCTGGTATTGGAAGTGCCCCGACTGCGGTGAGTATTTCGAGTGCAGCCCTGGGCTCGGCCTCTTCGGCCTGCCGTCCGACAACGAACTGCTGGAACAGGTACGCGAGGCCGACCTCAACGCGATGGCGGAAACCTACAACCGCGTGGTGTGCCCCCACTGCGGCACGGTGATCCCGCCCAAGGCCAAACACGGCCTGAACCAGACCGGTGTGTGGCTGCGCGACGGCGAGAAGATCAAGGCCGACGGCAGCAGGTACGGCACGCCGGCCAGCAGCACGATCGCGGGGTACTGGCTGGGCGGGTGCGCGGCCGCGTACCAGAACTGGAAGTCCTTGGTGCTGCGCTACCTACAAGGGCTGCGCGATTACGCGCTGACAGGGCAGGAACTGGCCCTGAAGACCACGGTGAACACCGACCAGGGCATGCCCTACACCAGCCGCGCGCTGGTGGAGGCGGCGGCCAACGGCGGGGCGGTGCAGACCGAGGCGTGGCTGGAGCGGTACGTGGTGCCCGAGGAAACGCGCTTCCTTGTGGCCTCGGTGGACGTGCAGGGCGGCTCCAACGCCCGGTTTGTGGTGCAGGTGCACGCGGTGGGGCCACATTTTGAGCAGTGGGTGGTGGATCGGTTCGAGCTCAAGATGTCCAAACGTGAGGGCGTAGGCTCTGAATTCGCGCCGATCGACCCCGCAGGTTACGTCGAAGACTGGCAAGTCCTGACCGAAAAGGTGGTGACGGCCACATACAAGACCTCGATTCCGGGGCGCGAACTGCGTATCCTGGCGACCGCAGTCGACTCCGGGGGTGAGGATGGGGTCACCGACAAAGCCTACGCGTGGTGGCGCAGCCTGAAGGCCGCGGGGCTGCACCCCCGGGTGATGCTGGTGAAGGGCGCGTCGACCAAGAACGCCCCGATGATCCGCGAGACCCGGGTGGGCAACCGCAGCACGAAAGAAAAGGGCGACGTGCCCCTGTACATGCTGAACCCCAACATGCTCAAGGACGCCGTGCACGCCGGCCTGCGCCGGCGCACCCCCGGCCCGGGCTACCTGCATCTGCCCGACTGGTTGCCCAAGGCGTTCCACGACGAGCTTTACAACGCCGAGGTTCGAATCAAGGGCGGGGGGTGGTCGCAGATCCGCAAGCGCAACGAAGCCTTCGACTTGGCCTGCTACATCCGTGCGGTCTGCCTGCGCCTGGGCGCTGACAAGATCACCGATTGGGAGAACGCGCCGGCCTGGGCGGCTCCGCTCGCCACCAACCGCGAAATGGTCGACACCGAGCAGCGGCGCGAGGAAAAGGCCGAGGCGGCGGCGTCCACTGCGGTCGCCATCCGCAAGCCCACCCGCGCCCGGCGTGTAGCCGCCGCCAGCCTCTGAGGACAGCTGCCCGCAGGCGCGACAGGCGGGGTTTGTCCACACTCCCGAGGACTATCCCCACCCGTACGACCATGCCCGTATCTCAAGACGACATCGATCGACTCAACGCCGCAATCGCGTCAGAGGAACGTGTCGTCATGCTCAACGGGCAGAGCGTGACCTACCGGTCCACGACAGACCTGATCGCAGCACGCAACGACCTCCAGGCGCAGATGGAGCGTGCCAGCGCGACACCCAGGCGCAAGCAGACCTACGCGTATCAATCTGGGCGGGGCTACTGATGGCGCGGCGCAAAGCCCGGCCGACGAAGCAATCGGCGGTCGCTGCGGCAGTGCAAACCGTCACCGCCGGCCCGCCGCTTCAGGTCAAGAACCGATACGACGCGGCCGGAAACGGCCGGCGCATGCGCGGGTGGAACCCACCCAACAGCGGCCCCAACGTAGCCATCGCCGGCCTGGAGAATGTCCGCAAGCGCGCCCGTGACGCAGGCCGCAACGACTGGGCAGGCGCAGCTGCAACGCAGCGCTGGGTCACAAACCTGATTGGGGTCGGCATCACGCCACGGCTGCCGCCGACCATGTCGAAAGCGCGGCGCAAGGAGCTCACGGACCTGTGGGACCGCTGGGTTCCGGAGTCCGACGCGGATGGCGTGCTGGACTTCTACGGCCAGCAGACCCTCGCTGCGCGGTGCTGGCTTGACTCAGGCGAGGTCTTTGTGCGCTGGCGCCGGCGCCGCGCCGACGACGACCTCGAAGTGCCGATGCAGATCCAGTTGATCGAGCCCGAGTTCGTGCCGCTGCTCGACACCGACAGCTACCCGTTCCTGCCGGTGGGCAACAAGATCCGCAGCGGCATCGAGTTCGACCGGCGCGGCCGGCGTGTCGCGTACTGGATGCACCGCGAGCACCCAGGCGACGGCCACCAGAACATAGGCAACGCCAGACTGCTGCGCGTGCCCGCCTCCGAGGTCAGCCACGTCTTTGAGCCGCTGCGCCCAGGCCAGCTGCGCGGCGTGCCGGGCTTGGCCCCGGTGCTCGCGCGCCTGCGCAACATCTCCGACTACGACGACACGGTGCTGGAGCGCCAGAAGCTGGCGAACATGTTCGTCGCGTTTCTCACGCGCAATCCGGGGTCTGATCTCGACCAGCTGACCGGCGCCTCCGTGTCGTTCGACGGCGAGCAGCCGCTGGCCCCCCTGCAACCCGGGCTGCTGCAAGAACTGGGCACCGGTGAGGACGTGAAGTTCTCCAACCCGCCCGAGGCCGGTGTTACTTTCAGCGAGTACATGCGGACCCAGCACCTGGGCACCGCTGCCGGCGCGGGCTTGCCCTACGAGGTCATGTCGGGGGACATCAAGGAAGTCAGCGATCGCACCCTGCGCGTGATGATTAACGAATTCCGCCGCTTCGCCGAGTCCCGGCAGTGGCAGATCGTGATCCCCATGTTCTGCAAGCGCGTGCGTGCCTGGTGGGCCGAGACCGCGTTGCTGGCGGGGCACATCACTGCGGACGAGCTCAACGATGTGACCTTGGTCACATGGTCCCCGCACGGCTGGGCGCACATCCACCCGGTGCAAGACCCGACGGGCAAGAAGCTGGAGGTCGAAGCCGGCTTCCGCAGCCGCTCCTCTGTGATCGGCGAGCGCGGCGACGACCCCGAAGCGGTGGACGACGAGCGCGCGGCGGACTTGCAGCGCGAGAAGGATCTGGACCTGTGGGTCGACCCCAGCCCGCCGATCGCAAAGGCCCCGGCCCCGCAAGGCCCACAGCCGCAACCCGAGCCGCCTGCACCATGAGCACGCCCATGCAACGTCTTGTGTTCAAGCGCGGCGACACCGTCATGCTCGGCTGCGCCGCGTTCGACGCCGCCGGCCTGCCTGCCGACCTGACCGGGGTCAGCATCACCTCCCAGGTGTGGCCCGAGAAAGAAGGTCTGCCGATAGTGGCCGCGATGGAAGTGGAATTCACCGACCGCACCCTGGGCACCTACGAGCTCTGGGCTCCGGGCGACGGCCTGGCCACCGGCTGGCCTACCGGCAACTTGCGCATCGACGTGCAGTACAGCCAGCCCCACGGTGCACGCACGCTGCGCCGCAGCACGGAGACTTTCTACCTGTTTATCGAGCGGGACGTGACGCAATGAGCACGCCCGAGCCGCTCACCACCCGCGTTACCGCGCCTGCCGCGTTCCAGACCCTGGTCGCCGCCAGGGCGGGTCCGGTCGCGATGCAAGGAGTTCCGAGCGCGGACACCCTGTCCGACTACCGCACCACGGTGGCCGCGCAGGCCGGGCCTCTGAGCATCCAAGGCGGTGGGGAGACAACGGGCGTGACCGAGGTGTCTGTCGGCGCGGCCGGCCCCGTCACGCGGACCACGGTGGTGCTCAATGCCGCACCGCTGGTGGTCGCGGCGGCTATCACGCTCACCCAGGTCACCCAAAGCGTGCGGGGCAACCCCGGCCCCCCGGGCACCGGCTCAGGCACCGCCACACCGCCAACATCCCGCACGCTCACCTGGGCCGCGGGCAAGCTCGCCGCCGTCGCCTACGCAGACGGTCGCAGCAAGACCATGACCTACACCGGCGAGCAGCTCATCCGCGTGGACCGCCTTGCACCCAGCGCGCAGACTCAGCGTGCGGACCTTGCTTACAACCCCGACGGCACCCTTGCCGGGGTGACGGAGTCGGTGATCTGACCATGAGTGAAACACCTGACCTGGATCAGCAGCTCGCGCAGCTTGCAGCAGAACATGAGCCACTGGTGCGCCAGCGCGCCCGCGTTATGGCCTCCAAGTTGCCATCCAACGTCGAGGTGGACGACCTGATGCAGGTGGGCATGATCGGTTTGCTGGAGGCGGTGACACGCTATGACCCCGACCAGGGCGTTCC